AGGCTCGGGCATGAGCGCAGGGCCGGGGACTCTCGTCCAGATTTCAAGCCCGCCAGCGTACGACGAGTACGCCCTGATCGACCGGCTGACCGAGTTGTACAACACGGCGAAGAACGCCAAGGGCCAGATGTCGACGGAGTGGAAGCGGAACTACCGGGTCACGAAGAACCGTGCGGCTCCTGCGGCACCGATGGCACCGGGCACGAGAGCGAACGAGGTGTTTGCCACCGTCGACTCCCGCATCGGCTGGATGACCGACCAGGAGATCCAGTTCACCATCACACCCGCCTGCGATCCTTTCAGCGTCTACTCGATCGTGCTCGACACGTTGGCGGGCCAGCTCGAAAGCGTCATCAACAGCGTCTACAAGACCGACGGCTGGTACGCCGAGATCGTGAAGATGCTCTGGGACTCGTCGATGTACGGTATCGGCATCCTCAAATGCGTCTGGGACGCCGGGCTCGAAGGCGGGTTGGGGAACGTCGCACTCAAGTCGACAAGCCCCTGGTGCCTCTACATCGACCCGTGGGCGAGTTCGTTCGATGACGCCGAGTACATCATCGAGGTCCACACGATGTCAGCGGCCCAGATCGAGCGCCGCTACCCCGAGGCGTCCCAGCAGTTGATCGAAGACGCCATGATCGCAGGGGACACGAACCAGGACCACCTCCCCCCCGACCAGCAGGGCAACCGGAACAAGTCGACCGGCCTCATCCCCATCGACGCAGGCCAAGGCGCTACCTCGTGGGGGCAGCCCGGCCAGGCCAACACCCACACCGGTCAGCACCAGGAGGGTGTGAACGTCTACGAGTGCTGGATCAGGGAGAACTACGTCGAGACCATCGAGCCGGCGGACCCCACGATGGGAGAGTCCCGTGACGTCGTGGTCGACCAGTGGAGGGTGATCGTCCACTCGGGCAACCAGATTCTGCTCGACGAGATCGCCGAGAACCTCTACCACACGAACCGCCACCCCTACGTCAGATTCACCGACGTCGAGACCGGCGAGTTCTGGGGAGAACCCCTGTTGAGGGACCTCGCCCCCTGCCAGCAGTCGATGAACACGCTCCTCGCGATGGCGCAGAACAACACCGTCATGACGGGCAACCCATCGCTCATCGGCGTCAAGGGCTCGGGAGTGGACCGCTCGACCTTCAAGAACCAGCCGGGCCAGATTTACGACGTGAACGCAGGAGCCCAGGGTGCAGCGGCGAACCAGCCGAAGTGGCTTCAGCCCCCGAACCTCCCAGCGTCCCTGATGGAGTTGGTCCACCTGTGGCGCGAGGAGATGGAACGGATCGCCGGACTCAGCGGAACCCAGCGCGGGGAAGTCCCCTCGGGCCGGGCGACCGACCGCCAAGTCAGCGCAGGCCAGGAGGCCGGGTTCATCCGTATCCGATCCGCGCTCCGCAACCTCGAACTGACCCTTCGCACCGCAGGGGAGTTGCTGGCGAACCTCATCATCATCAACTACGACACCCCCCGCTTCTGTGCGATCGTCGGAGAGGAAGGCGAACAGACGAGTATCCGCCTCGCCGCCCAGCACTTCTACGGCCCCGACATCTCGAAAGACGGCAAGGTCAAGTTCTCCCCCATGCGCTTCGCCATGACCGTCAACGCCGGAAGCTCGAAGCCCACGAGCCGCGCCGCACGCATCCAAGAGGCGAATCAGTTGAAGCAGATGAACGTCGTCGACGACCAGTTCGTCCTCCAGGCGTACCGCGTCTCCCACTGGAAAGACGTGATGAAGCGAAAGCAGATGCAGGAGCAACAGGCTCTCCAACTCGCCCAGGCCCAGGCAGCAGCCGGGATGGCGAAGGGGAAGGGGGAGCAGCGTCGACCGGCGTCTACCGCTCCGAAGCCCGCGTGAGGTAATCTGGATCTCATGGAGCTCGCGAAGAACAAAGCATCCATCTCCCACGAACTTTCCACCACCTCCCGAGGCTCGATCCTCCCGCAAGGCATGAGAGGTTCATCGGGAACCGGTGGAGGTCGCAGAGGACGCAACGCCTTCCAGCAGCCCGAGGAGTTCACCCCCGGCGACAACGGCGACGTGGGCGGGAACAACGTCTACAACCGCCCGGACTGGGACGGCAACTTCCCCGGCGAGATCGCTGAACGGGGATGCGAACCCCCGTCGAGCCCGTTCGATTGACCGATGCCCCTCAAGCATGGCTCCTCTCGCAAGACCATCTCGGATAACATCGGGGAAATGGTCAAGGCAGGCCACCCGCAGAAGCAGGCGGTGGCAGCCTCACTGTCAGAAGCTCGCAAAACGTCGAGGAAGGGAGGGGGTGGGAAAATGGAGCGCAACCGCAAGGGTCATCGTGGCGGCAGGAAGCACGGACGGAAGTCCCGCTGAGTTGCTTCAGCCCAACCGCTGAGTGAGTCGGTAGGGCGGGGACTCTCCCTGGGGACCCCGCCCTACCACCCAACCAAGGAGAACAAGATGGACAGCAATCAGGTACAGCCCAACTACGGCAAGGGGCCGAAGGGCAAAGCCAACATCAAGAAGATGGGGCAGACCGAGACCGACGCCTGGGGTGCGAACCCGTTGGCGAAGGGTGTCATCCCGCCCGTCCGTGACAACGCGGACTACTGATCGTGGCGAAGGGTGCAAGCGGGTACTCCTCGTTTGCCGAGGGGCAGGCAGCGATCATCCAGGCGATCTCGCTGACCTTCCTTGCACCTGACGCGCAACCGCACTGGCCGCTCCTGGAGCAGATCCAGAAAGCTGTGACTGCTGCGGGAATCCAGAAACCCCAAGGTGGTCAGAAGCCGCCGGGGGGACCTCCTGGCGCTCCTCCTGGTGCCGGGGGTCCCCCTCCGGGTGGCGCTCCTCCGGGTGGGGGTGGCCCGATGAACCTCGCCTCGTTGCAGGGGCAGGGCGGCGGCGGTCCTTCGGCAGCCGCCTCGGGTGGACCGAGTCCTTCGGGGATATCCTCGGACGACCTCCGACGCATGATGGCCGACGACCAAGGGGACTGACCGATGCCCAACATCAACGACCTTCTCTTCCCACCCGGAACCGAGGAAACCGATTTCCTCTCCGACCTGGACTCCGAAGTTCAGGGCCTCCTCGGTGGGATGACACCCGATCCCTCAGTGGCCGCTGATCCGGCCGCGCAGCAAACCGCGCCCGATGGTGGGGACCCGTCCACCCCGCTTCCTGGTGAGGGAGACGATGTAGGAGGGGGTGGGGCCAACGTCTCGGTCGCGGAGAGCCCACCCCCTCCTGCTCCAAGCCAACCGACCGACGTGTGGTCGACGATCCCCGAGGCACAGAAGGCCCGGCTCATCGCGCTCGACGCAGCGATCACAGCGGACCCCCAGACGTTCGCCCGTGCCGTCGCTCCGCCGCCTCCGGTCATCGAGCAACCCGTTCCCCGGCTTCCCGAACACGTCGACCCGACCTCGTTCGAGGCCGACCTGTGGCGTGGGCAGCAGGAGCAGAACCGGGCACTCCAAGAGATCGCGGCAGCGACCCGGCAGACTCAGCAGGTCGCGGAACGCCAGCGCGCCGACTCGATCGCCAACCGGGCGGCAAGCGACTTCGGGGCACGCCACGGTCTCGCTCCCGACGACCTCATGGCCGTTGCCCAACACGCCGGCGCTTCGGGTCTCGCAGGGCAGTTGACCGCATCGGCCAACACCGACGCCGACCTGTACCGGGCCTATCAGACGGCGATGGAGACCTCGCTGTGGTCCACCCCCGAGCTGCGCGCCAAGGTCATCCCGACCGAGGCCCCGACCCCCCCGGCAGAGACCCCCGAGGCCATCGCCCGCAAGCGGAATCTGACCGCGCTCTCCGGTGCGGCAAGCCCCGTCGCAGGTCCGGCGACCAAGCCTCCACCCGTTCGCACCGGCCGGGACGGTAAGATCGTTGAAAATGACAGACAGGCGCTCATCCGTGAAGCAGCCAACAAGATCGCAAGATCCCAGTCCGGCACGTTCTGAACAGGAGTAGAGAAACATGGCAACCCCCCAAGGCGTAGACACCCTCACCTCCCTCTCACGCCGGATCTTGCGTGAGGAGGCCACCGACGTCTACTACCTGGGCTCCCCCATGACGGCCCGACTGTTCCACCTCGACAAGGTGAAGCGCAGGGGTGGGACGCACATCGAGTCCCGCTTCATCTACCAGCCCTGGGCAACCGGTGGCCCGTTCTACGGCCCCGAGGTCTTGGACGTCTCCCCCTCCGACCCGGAGATATCGGGAGCGTGGGATTGGAAGGAGTACGAGACGAACGTCACGCTGACGCAGCGGGATCTCATCCGGGCCGACTCCCCTCTCGCCGTCGCGAACCTCGTCGTCGAACTCTCCGAGATCGCGAAGATGGACCTGAAGGACAAGATCGCGACGGGCATCTGGTCCGACGGGTCGAACTGGAAGGCCATCGACGGCCTGTACGAGATCTGCGACACGGGCGTCTACGCCGCGAACTACGCAGGTCTCAGCCGCTCGACCTACCCGTTCCTGAAGTGCCAGAGCGACACCACCACCACATCGCTGTCGGTCGGCGCGCTGAACACGGTGTGGGACAACTGCACCAAGGGCGCACGAGCCCCGCAGATCACCTGCTCGACCCGTGCGAACCTGACCCGGTACGAGAACCTCGCACAGGCGCAGGTCCAGATCCAGCAGCCGATCAACGCCATCGACCAGACGTTCGCCAGTCTCGGCTTCTCGGGCGGTTGGTACCGCAACCAGCCGTGGCTCGTCGACGAGCACATCTCGACCTCGGGCACCGAAGGCAACCTGTTCTTCTTCAACGAGGACTACTTCGAGCTGATCGTGAACGAGAACGGCGACTTCGTGGTCGGGGACTTCCAGCAGCCGGTCAACCAGTTCTCCATCACGTCCCTCACCTACGTCGCCCTGAACCTGATCTGCACGAACCCGCAGCTCCAGGGCAAGTTCACAGCCCTCGCGGCCTGATTCGGAAGGAAACGACATGGGTCTGACAATCGTTTACAACCCGCTGGCGAACATGAACGCCCAGCCGGAGTTCCAGCAGCTCTACGAGCCGTTCCAGGTCGACCCGGCCTCGACGGGAGCCGTCACGTTCCCGGCAGCCGCAGGAGCGGGCGCGTGGGTCCCCGGAGCTCTCCTGACGTTCAACACCGCAGGCGTGGGCTCCTACCCGCCGGCAGGCTTCAACTCGACGGTCAACGGCGACCAGGGCAACTCGGGCAACCCGACCTTCCCGTACAACTGGACCGTCCCGTCGGTCGACCTGTCGCCTACGACCTCGACCGTCTACCTGGCAGGCATCCTGCTTGGTGTCGGCGCACTCGGCCAGGCCGCTCCGGGCGTCCCGGACACGGGTGGACCGAACAGCTCCCAGCTCACGCAGTTGGTTGCGATGGTCGGCAAGCGGGGCATGATGCAGGTCCTCGTGGACAACACGACGACCATCGGCCACACGATCATCCCCTCGACCACCTCGGGTCACACGGGCCAGTGCTCGGACTCCGGTGGCACCACACGTACCTACGGCACCTGCGTCGGCGTCGCCATGCAGGCAGTCACCGTCTCGGCAGGCCCGTTGCTCTGCTGGGTCAACGTCAACATCCCCTGAAAGGGAGACCATGCCCGCAGAAATCGGTGCCAACCCCCAATCGGTAACCCTCAACGAAATCTGGAAGAACGTCATCACGGACCAGGGCATCCCGATCACGGGACCTCCGACGACGACGGACTCGATCGTCCACGAGCTCGACTACGCCCTCTACGGGACGGGGACGGCTGTCTTCGGCTCGGGGGTCGACGGGAAGCAGACGTTCGACGGCACGTCCACGATCACGTTGTGGAACGGCACGACCCTCGCCCCGGCCTCGACGGTCTACACGCTGACTCAGGACCTCTGGCTGGCTGACGGGTCCTCGCTCGTCGCAACCGCGACGATCAAGACCGCGGGCTTCCGGATCTTCTGCAACGGCAACTTCATCGTCAACGGGACCATCTCGTACAACGGGAACGCCGCGGTCACCACGACCGTCGGCGCAGCGTTGACCCCGACGGGCACGATCTCGACCTCGACGATCGGTTCGGTCGGTGGGGCCGCAGGCGTCACAGGAACCTCGTGGGTCGGTGGCAACGGCGGTGCGCTCTCCGCAGGCATCGGTGGCGGCACAGGCGGGGTCGGCGGCTCGGGTGACGCAGCGACGTATGCAGGCGGCAACGGCGGGGTCATCACCGCAGCGACCGCGGCACAGGCCCTCCCGTTCTCCTCTCCCC